AAGAATTGGTATCAGGTCTTCTTGACACGTTAGAAATGGGCATTCCTGTAGTTACTATAGCAAACACAATGCAATCTGGTGCAGTCATGGAGGGTATTCACACAATAGATGTAGGTATAATTATACTTCCTGCATTAGTAGAAATGATTTCTTACATAGCGGAAGAAGCAGGTATTGAGTACACGTCAGGACTAGAACAGGGAACAGATAGTAGACGTTCCGATTCCAGTATACAATTAGCCGTTAAAAAGTTAGAAGAAAAACAAAGTAATACAGATAAAGAAGATGTAGTTGAAGTGCCTGAGCCTTCTGAAGTAGAAGAAAAACCAATGGATATGGGTTTAATGTCAAGGAGAATGTTATGATAATAGGGTCAGTGCTTACAGGTCTAAACAATGAGTGGGATAAACAAATTGAATTTCGTGAACAAGAAAGAAGGATTACAGAAGAACGCCAGTTTAGAACAGACCAAGATGATAAGTCTTGGAGTAGGCAGTTAGAAAACCAAAAGCTGGGATGGGATAGAGAAGATACTGAAAAAAGGCGTATACAGGATCTAGAATCTCAACAACTACTAGCAGCCTATGGTCAACTTCCGGGATTTAGTAAATTTAAACCTGCACAAATTGCAAGCTTTGCAAAGGCAGGTAAAACTGGTTATGACGCACTTAACAAAACTGTAAATAAATATATAGAAGCAGGGGGAGATTTAGAATCATTAATTAATTATAACTATACAAACAGTGGCGGTACTACAGATAGTTTAATTTCTGATATTGATGACTCAAGTCAATTATTTAGTCAAAAAGCTTTAATGAATGCGTATAAAAAAAATAATGAAAAACCAATGTCTGTAGGGTTACACATATCTAGTTTACAGAATGGTATATTAGAATCTATAGCAGGAGGATCTGTTGAAACAGACAAAGTTGTAGTAGATATGCAAACTGAATTAAACAAGTGGTTAGAATTAGATAAAAAAATGTCAAACCAAAAAGATGTAAATGCCCCTACTACTTTAGCTAAAACAAATCTTGATAACACATTTAATAAAGCATATGGGCATGCACTCGCTAGTTTAGGAAGGGAGTTTACGGTAAAAGAAAATAGAGTATTCGTAAAGTCTGAGGATACGCTTACACAGTTTCCACCCTTAGCAAATTTTATAGCTTCGCAGCAAATGAAGGAGCAATATTCTGGCTATACAAATATAGCAGACAAAGAACGTGCTGACATCTTTTGGAAGAGCCAAGAAAAAACAGCCATAAGCGGATTAAAAGAATTTTCACAGTCAGTACACACACAAAAATTAAATAATTCGAGTGACTCTTCATTGCTATATGAAAGTTTTAAAAATGCAGATGATTTTAAGGTGTACAAAAACAATGGTAATTGGAAACCGGGAACAGTTGTACATTTACAAGACAGCAATAGAATATTAATGATGGTACAACAAGGTATACAACATGGTTTAAAAAAACAACCTTTTATAAATTTTGGTGTATATAGTATAAATGATGACATACTTGAATAGTAAGGATATATAATTTATGGCTAGTGAAGTAGAAGAAGAGTTGTTTGACGACGTAGTAGAAGTAAACGTTGGTGAGGTAGACGTTGATGAGCTAGACGTTGATGAGGTAGACAAGGTAGATATAGATCCTTACGCAGGTAAACCTGAAACTATGTCTGAAGCTGCGTGGGATAATTTAAACGAAACAACAAAGTTGCAATATTCTGATCCTAATTCTGAAATGAATAGATCAGTAAAAAGAATAGAAGCAAAAACTACTGCAGAAGAAGAGTTGTTTGATGACACAGAAACAGTATCTCCAGTACTACTATCAAAAAATGACGATGATGAAAAGGCTATTTTATCTAATGCCATATCTAACAACGAAATAAATCCTTCCAGTGTGTACGATGTAAAAAATGATATTGTTCTTAGGAGAACATTAAACAGGTTAAATAAAGAAATAGTAAGCAATACACCACAAGCTATTTTAAAGTTTTTAAAAGAGGAAGAAGAAGAAACGGGTTATGAAAATAGTTTAGACAATGTTTCAGAGCAGGTAAAGATACTATTAAACCAAACTTTAATAAAGGATGAGGAAGAAGCAAAAAGTTTTTTAAAAGATAAAAGCTATGGTCGTTTAATACTATCAAATATTTTTAAAAAAAGTTATACCATAGATACTGGAATGGCCTTAGGTACATCTCTTCCAAAAATGGCTGAGAACGCAGATGATATGGAAGCTAGTAAGCTCGCACAAAATATATTATTTTCAGAAAAAGAATACGTTCAATTAGCAAAAGCAGTCGATGCAAAATTAAAAGACGAAAACAATGTGAGAAGTGGATTAACAAAAATGTTAATTGACGCAGAGTTAGACTTACATCAAATTGCTTGGTTAACTGGTATAGCAGAATTTGCTCCTATTACTGGTGGAGCTATAGGTGCTAGACAAATACCCATACATGCTAGAGAAACATTTAAAGCGTTAGCTAATGGAGAGCCTTGGGATGCTGCTAAACATGGTGCAATGGCAGGAGTAGAAACTCTTGCTGCTATGGCTAGTACAATTCCAGTTATAAAAGTTGCGTGGAATCAATCCATAAGAAGTTTATACAAAATGTCTGGGTTTAACGCAAACAAACAAATGAGTATTATAAATGCTGCAACGGCTAGGGCTACTAAAGAAACTACTTCTTTGGCAAAAAAAACAAGGCTAGAAAATAGAGAATTAAATGATAGATTAATATTAGAGTATGAAGCCAAGGTAAGTGAAAGCCAAGGAAGAATAATAAAAATAAGTAAACAGGCAACGGATAAAGAGGGTAAAAAACTAGGTTATTTAGTTATTGATCCTGTGCTAGTACGATCAGCAGGTTTAGATACTACTAAAAACATGAAATCCTTTACGCAAGAAAGAATGGATGCTTTTACTAATGCTAGGTATAAACCAAAAAAATCAAAAACAGAAAATGTAGCTTTTCAAAATGCAGAAACTGAGGGTATAAACGACGTTAAAAATATACTAGCAAACAGAAAGGTAGAAGTAGAAAGCACTAAAGAATGGAAGAGATTAAGACGCTTAGAAACAGAAGAGGGGGCTGACGTAACAGAAAGATTAGTAGCTCTTCGTACGGCATGGAACGAAACTGATTTAAATATAATATATGGTTCTCAAGGAGATGACTATTTAAATCCTTTGCTAGACTCTACAAAATTTGATGCTATAGTTTCCGTTGCTTCAGAGCTTTTAAAATCTAATCCTGATGCATTTGGACAAATAAAAAAAGTTAATTTAAAGTTTAATAAATATGGAAAGATGGTTAAAACAAAACCTAGTAAAAAAAATGATGATACTTTAATAGATCAATTGTTTGACTATTCTTTAGTTAATAAATTAGACGGTTACAATTCTGAGTTTACAGACATACTGTCTAAATATGGTTTAACTTTTGATGACTATGTATTAGCTGTAGTAGGTTCAGGATCTGAAGCAGGTAAAATATTAAATAAACTTAGCCAACTAAAAAGAACTAAAAACTTTGACATATTAAAAAATATGGAAGATTCTGTATTGAGGCAGTCAGGAAGTTGGAGTTTAACGGCAAATCAATTGGAAAATATTCGTAAAGGATTTATGGTATCCCGAATACAAACAACTATGCGTAACATGAGATCTGCTATAATACGTTCACCTTTAGTAGGTATGGATAATGTATTTCAAGCAGGTATACGTAGGTACAGTGACCCAAACATTGGAGGGAAACTTAATACTGCTCCAAACTTTTTTCCAAAAACAAGAACTGCAATTAGAGACAGTGGTGTATATTCTGCAGGTAGTGCGATTAACCCCTTGTATAAAGATGGAACATGGAAGGGTGCTTTTAGGGGATTACACTACATGTATCAAGAACCTGCTCTAGCCAAAGAGTTAAGCCAGTTTATACTAGATGGAGATAGGCTTGGTGGCTTTGACATGTTAGTTAGAAATGCTAACGAGGTTAGAACAATGTCTGGATCGACAATAGCTACGAGTCCTATAATAGAAAAACTATCTAAATTATCGGACATATTAAATGTTCCTAATAGACTACAAGATAGGTGGGTTGCAGAAGCTACTTTTGCAGGAGAGGTAGAAAGATTAGTACATTTAGAATGGAAGGGCGTTGATTATTTAAAGGAATTAAAAGCAGGAAATGTAGATAAATTTATGAATAACAGCTCTAAGTTTAGGCCAGAAGGAGCTATGTCATTTCAAGAAATTGTTAAAGCATCAATGGATAGAACCTTAGATTTAACTTACAGGTTAGGGCCACAGTCACAACTATTAAAAGAAACCGATAGATTTATTAAACTATTTGGTGTAGTTGGAAGTGCTTTTATTCCGTTTCCTAAGTTTGTGTTTGGGGCTATGGAATTAATGGCTGACCATACTTATGGTGGTGTTAAAACAATATTAATGCGTAATATAAATAGAGCTAGAATGGAAGAAGCAGATAATGCGGCTAGTATTACACAATTGTGGAAGGGTGGAAATCCAGTAACCACAAGAAAGTTTCAGCCAATTACTCTAAGACAATCAGAACAAATATCAAGAAACATAACAGGTACTGCTACTATATTTGCACTGATGCAATATAGAAGAGGTAATTTTACAGACGGAAACGTTAACGCAGATTATAAACTTATTAACAATCAGAGAGACATACTAGCAAACACAGACTATTCAAAAGATGCACCTATGGCTAATAGGCTTCAAGGTACATTAATATTTAACAATGTAGAGTTTGGTAACTCTTTACCATCAACAGTAGAAATAGTTAAGGTATCAACAGACATAAATAAAAACCTTATTGTCTATGCTAGAAAAGAAACAGGAGAATTAATAACAATTGGAAGAACTTCTCCAAACTTTAAAGTTTTACAAGATGCTGGATTTGATGTTCAAGGTTCCTTAGGTATAGGTGTAGAGGATACAACTCCAGTATTTCCATTACGTCAAGGGTTATTTATAGCAGAATGGGCAAACAGATTGTTAGATGGAACAAGTGACACTTGGTATAGGGACAAAGCTACTTTTTATAAGGAACTTGTACAGACATTTACAGGGTCTAGCTTTAGAACAGGATCAGGAAGTATAGTTATAGATGATATAGCCGCTATTATAAATGGTGTTGGAGAAGAACATGACATAAAAGGTAGTAAGGGTATGAATATTATATTGCGAGCTGTTGGCAGTTACGTAGCTACTTACGGTGCGGCATTTAATCAAATTTCAGATATACAAATGGCAATGGGAATAAGAGATACAGAGGCTAAAAACACTAGGGTAGATCAAAAATTAAGTTCTATGAATGCCGCATGGGAAGCGTTTATAGGCCCTGCTAGATCACAAGGGCTTACAACTCTATTACCGGAAAGCGTTGGGGCTGCGTGGAACACTGGCTTAGACAATCTCTTAAACAAAATAGCAATAGAAAGAGAAGAAACTGGAATACCCCCATTGTTTAAAGAAGAAACTGAAAAATACATAAAGGATTTATTCAATGCTGACGGTATAACTATTAAAGCATGGAATGACTTCCCTGCAAAAAATTATTTATACGGTGGTGGAGATAGAATAAATATACTTAAAAAATTCTTGGGTTATACAGAAAAAACTAAAGAACAAGATGAGGGTGAATGGCTAACAGACCGTGGTTTTGTACACTATTTAACAGGACTTAAATCCCCAAAACAAGGATTAAAAGAAAAAGTGCATAAACATTTTAATAATAATTACCTACAAGACATTGTTGAAATAGGAAAAATGTTAGAAGAAGATGCCTTAGAAGAATGGACAGACCCAAGTGAGGAAATGGCTGCAGGTTCATTAGCAGCTAACTATAGTTCTGTGGATGAGTACATTGCAAATTTTACTGGGGAGCATATACATACTCTTATAAGAAATGGAATGATACTAAGTAAAAATGCTATGTTAGATGAGATGGACTATGAGGATAAAGAGCTATATCTTTCTCAACAAAGGCTTAGAAAAACATCAAAAAGTAAAACAAGATCATTATATGTTTTGTATTTACAGGGAGAAGGTAAATTTCCTGATGTAAATGACCTTGAAGATATGGAAAGATTGATGGGTGCAGAAATTCTAGATTTTAGTACAGGAAGAGTTAAAAAGGGTGACTACAAAGGTGGATACTTACAAATACTAAATAAAAATCTCTTAAGTACGTTAGACTTTCAAGAAGGTGAAAGCCCAATTTCAAATTAAACAAACAAAAGGGGGCGTAAGCCCCCTAAATGTTTCTACCTATTGTCTCCACTACCATTTAACTTTCCTCTATCATACCTATCCCGTAACTTCTTTTCATTAAGAGCTGCTATCATGCCCAGTTGCATGTTAAGATCAGTAGCTAATGCTGCACAGTACCACAACACATCCCCTATCTCACTGGCAATCTGTTCTTTCCAGTCATCTGCTTGGTTCTCTACACCATCACGCATAACCTTCTTAACTTTATTTGCTACCTCACCTGCTTCCCCTGCCAGTCCTAGTGCAGGATACAGTATCTTGTGTTCAGGTGGATAGATAGCAGTTTTAGTTGCTGTTCTTTGATATGAGTTAAAGTCCGACATGTTGTACTTCTCCTTTAGCCATTGGTCTACCTCTTGTTTTATATTGTTCATTACTAACTACTCGCTTTAGGTTATCATCCCATGCTTTATTAAAGCCTCTACGCCACTCCCTGTATTGCATGGTATCCGTATGGAATGGACTACCGACACGACCACGTTTAAAATCTTCATAGCCTCGCTGAAATTGAACCTTCAGTGGGGCATCATACTTTCCAAGACCTCTTTCTGTTCTAGTTAAGTTTTTCTTCATGGCTGTCTCCTTATGGTTTTATTATTTTTGCTTTGGGTTTATCCTTCGGTAACGCATCACGTAACTCTTTTAGTTTACCTGAGTGTATTGCTTGTACACACTGTTGTATATGCTGCAACAAAGGTAATGCATTATCTCCTATTCTTACGACATCAAGAATGCCCATCAGCGTCGCATTCTTTTTGTCCTTCTCATCAATCTCATAATCTTTACCATCTAAATTAATATTCATACTGTCTCTCCTTTAAGCACTGATGTCCACCATTTCACACACTTCGCCAGTGCATGCGAATGTCTGTGATGACTTGGTTGTGTCTTCGTATTCAAAGTCTGACAACTTAGACCAGTCAATTTTCTTAGGCATAATACTACTTAGTATCTTATAATCATTCTTATTGCAATCCTGATAGGGTGCTTGTTGATAAGTATGATCAGAGTGTGGTAAAAATGACACACCACTCATCTCATCAAAGTTCCTATACACAAATGCACCTACCTCCATCCACTCATTATCCTTGACGGTTATTGTAACAGAAGGTTTGTGTTCTGTCCAGTGTCTTTGATAGATTAACCACATCTCTAACTGCTGTATGGCTGTCATCTCATCCCGTGTTACTGACTTAGGTGGTGCAGCAATAGGAAAGCTGAACACTGTAGTTGTGTCAGGCTTCATTACACATGCTTCAGATGGTACACCCTGACTCTTCATAAACTGTGTCAAAGGATCTTTGTTGTCACCTCGTACTGTACGTATGTAGTAGGGTGCATGTCTTGCATGTATACCTGATGCACTGTCTACTAACTGTGATACAGTTCCGCTAGGCTTGCAGCATGTAACTGCAGTACTCTGTTCAACGCCTAACCTCTCAGCCCATACAGAGTTTACGTATACTGCATGTTCTCTCAGGCTTTCTAAGTCTCTGGCTAAGTTCTTATTGAAGGATGTTGTAATAGGATTGTCCATTACTCCTGTCAGGCTGACGCCCAGCAGTCTTTCTTCTTCTGTGTTACGCTGCCATATCTTACGTAGATAGGGAAACTTAGTATAGGTAGACTGAATAGTTCCCAGTATGGTAGCTATCTCTACCTTGTTCTTGATGTCTTTCAGTGTGTCAGTCGCACGTACTACTACCTCTGTCAGGTTACAGAACTGGTATGGTCGCAGGCTGATCTCTGAGCAGGGGTTAGTGCCGAACTCGTGGTTTGGATCACGTCTATCGTTACGCACAGCCAGTGCCTTACATGCCTGCCTATTGAAGACACCACGCTCACCCGATTTACTTTCAACTAACGACAACCACTCACGAATGAATGTCTCTGAGTCTGGTTTCTCTGTATAACAGACAGAGTTATTAGCCAATGCTCTATGTCCTGCTGTCTCCCACCAGTTACCTGATTTAGCATGTCGCATTCTACCGTCAGATAGATTGGACAGTGAGATCATGGCTGACCTACGCACACCACCTACTACTACAATCTGACCTATGTAACACATCAAGTCGTGGCATTCCAGTGAGGATAGTCTTCTATTGGAAGCTGCCTTGAAGGTATTGACAGCGAAGTTAAACAGATCTATCAGTGGTGCAGGGCCTGATGCTCTACCACCAAATGTTTTTAGTCTGGCTCCTGATGGTCTGATCTGACTGACATCCCACTTAGGTATTTCTCCTGCCCACAACAACGCAAGCACCTGCCTCAGTCCTTTTGCCCAACCTTCTTTGCTGTCCTTAACTACGACAGTAGTCTCACTGTCTGATAGCTCTGGTACTTCAGGTAAGTTCTGTATGTACTGACGTTCAACACTGAAGCCTACACCTGTACCGCACAATAGTATATACATAGCCTCATCAAATGCTTTAGGATCATCTACTGGTAAGTAACTACAATTGTATCCTGCTGTATGGTCACGATTTAATGCTGGCCCTGCTGTCATCATAGCTCTCATACTAGGCATGACATTTAAATCAAGTATATTTAGTTCAATCTTATCAAGGACGTTTAAATCTGATACGATAGGAGAAACTACGTTAGTCATATACCTAGCCACTGTCTCAGGCCATGTCTCTCTTCTGTTTTCTTTCTCAAGCCAACGAGCATACCGTGAGGTATGAATAAATGCTTGATAGTCTGTTGGTAAATAGTTGTTACTCATTTAATTACTCCGATACTAATCTAATTGTTTTAATTTCCATGCCGTCAATGTCATATATAAACTCATGGATAGCTTCGTTTATCTCTGTTTCTATGTTGCCGTCTGCTGGCATTCTATACTCACCTTCATCTATGTCAAGGGTTAATAATACTTTAATCACCATCTGTAATCTCTGCTTCTATGAGCCTGTCAAGATACCACGATGCTTTCTTTAAATCTTCTACACCATTCTTGTACTTGTGTCTCCATATGTATTTTAGTATGTTACCCTGCAGGTACTCCTTGAACCCTGAACCTAAAGCAGCACGTATAGCATCAATACATTCTATATCGTGGTCTTGGTTGTAGTGTTCTGGTTTTTCTACTGCGTCATATACTGGTTTTTTATTCATGGCATCTCCTCACGTTTAAAGTTTACGTTAATAATGTTTCCTACCGTATTGGTAAGAGACTCTTTTACTGTTTCTTTCTTTTGATTTATCTCATCTTCTTCTAACATACTTTCTACATAATCGCAAAGGGTATTCCTAAACTCTTCATTCATTTCCATCACAGGTAGTGCCGAACAGATAAGCGATGATACTTGCATAAGATTGATATAGTCAGCTTTAACCATTGTGTGTTTATTATCTGTAATAACATCCATATCAATGTAACCATTCCACCTAGACTCCTTATCAAAGTTTGGTTGCAATCTTATTATAATGTCATTAACACCAAAGTCTTCTACATCTATTGTCATGACTACCCTCTTACTATCTTTTTATACGGCAAGTGTATTAACTCTTTATGTTTGTTCTTTCCCTTTTCTTCTAACCAGTCAAGAGGTACTATACGGTCATAGTATCTAAACCCATACTTGTCACACCAATTTTGGTATGTACTCTTAGCACCCTTGTTTAATTTATTTCTACTATTATAAAATACAAATCTTATATCCAGCTTAGGGTGTTGCTTTTTTATCGCAATATGTTTTCTTCTATCTGCTGTAACAAATCTTCCCTTGCTTTCTATTATAATACCATTAGGCAGTATAAAGTCAGGAGTATACGTGCGGTACATAAGGTCTTCCCACTCAATCTTAACAGCCTCATATACCACAGGCACACCTTGTTCTTTTAAGTAGTCAGAGATCTTCATCTCCAACCCACTCCTGTACCCATGTTTCAGGGCAGCTTGAAAACGTTTGCCGTTCATCCTACTGCTTCTTCAATGTAAGACACAGTAGGTGGTGTCTTTTTTCCTTGGTAAACTCTGGACGGTCTATCTTTAAGTTCCCAACACGAGTACCTGAAGTCACAGAACTTACAACCCTCTGGTAGTATCTTATTACCTGACAGATTACCTCTGTAGGATTCACGTACAGGCTCAAAGCAACGTTTAAATACATTGGCTTCAACTGTCTTGGCAGTCTCGTTTAACTTAGCAACCTCTACATCTACGTCTAGTCCTGTAGCAGGGACATACTTGATGTGTCCATTGGCTTTGTTTACTACCCACCAGCCACCAACCTTTTTACCTGATGCCTTGATGTATCCTGCCAGTTGACCTACATAACCAAAGGAATCTCCTTTAGCCAGTGTGTCATATGATTCAAACTTATTCGTGTACGACCAGTGTGACGCAGACTTTACGTCATCCAATGCACCATCAACAACAAGATCGTAGCTTCCATTGACTGTAACATCATCGAGTTCAAGTTTAACATAGTTATCTTTATCTTCATATGCAACTCCTGCTTCTTTAAGTATTCCTTTAAATGCTGCCTCAACTATATCTCCTAACAACATGTTCATTACGAAGGTGGTAGGCTTAGGGAGAGCCTTCTCTGGATGGTTCTTCTGCCACCAGAGTTGGCAAGTAGGTCTACCTATATTGGACATACGTAGACGAAACTCATCTCTCTTGTTGCCCCCACCGAACTGTTTCTTCATAGCATCCTTGATGTCTTGCGCTACTTGCTCAATGGTTTCGTCAGACATAACTGACGTACCCTTGGTAGCATTCTCAAGGTACTGATGAATAGGCAGTTCAGCAGGATGGTTCATTATACGAACTCTTCAGCGTTGATGTCAATAAACTCTTCAACAGTTTCTACGTCTACTGACTGATGCTTTTGCATATTCTCATTCCAAGCACCTATAATATACTCATTATAGTTGGCTACCCAAGCTAAGAAATTAGCTAAGTTTTCCTGAGTATCATTGTCCATGTCTAAAGTCTCCGAAAGATTTAACTCAGCATTAGGAAGATAGAATGCACTGCCGTTAGGTAGCTCTCTTCTTTCTGTAGTTGCGTCAATGTAATGCTGTGGAGGAAGACGTTGCATTTTATTTAACTTAGCAAACACATCACCCATAGTCTTGAAGGCATCACGGTTCTCTACTTCCCATATAAATGGTGTAGAGTCAACGTCTACTGAGTCACCACTGGCATTAACAGGATTGACCATATCAACAGTACCAAACACTACTCGTGTTCTCTTGATCTGCCTGATTAAATCCTGCATAGATTCAGGTAAAGCTTTAAAGTCAGCTATATACCCAGCAGGCTTACCACAGTTAAACTTACCGTCGTTGTCCTTCAGGTCTATGTTAAGATTGTCTGCCATAACCGTCTTGACAAACCTATTAGGTGTGTTGTCATTGCCCTTCACAAAACGCTTGTACATAAATCTCTGTAAGAAGGGTCGCATTGCTACACTCTCTGCGTAGTATGTCTCACCGTCTGGTATCTCCAGTTTATATACACCGCCACTGACAACCTCAACGTTGGTCATCTTTCCTTTAACCTCAGTCTGCCCCATCAGTGGTGTGTGATGTATGCGTAGTCTTGCAAGAGAGTTAGTCTTCTCTTTAGTTGGTAGAGCCATTGAACTCATGCCCATTGCTTTAGCCATAGCCTCATAGTTTGATGTATCTAAATTTGTTATCTGATTCATTTATATATTCTCCTTTGTTAGAACTGTAGGTATATCATGCCACATCTTTTGTGTCAAGCCAATTATTACCTATTTTTGCTTCTAATAATAGTGGTACATTAAAGTCTATATTCCACTTCTTATTTATTATATCAACCAGTACTTCGTTACTACGATTAATGATCCGTATAACGGTATCCCTCTCTTTAGGGTGTACATCAATCACGATTGAATCGTGTACGGTATTGACAATACATGATTGTAATTTGTTTGCCTGTAACATCTTGTCTATATAGATAAGAGATATAGGTACGATGTCAGCAGTAGCGAATGACTGCACTGGGTAGTTCTTTACCTGAGTAAAGTACGTGATGCTACCATTTGCCCTACGTGTAGCTAGAGGGAATGCAAACTCACGACCTGATGGAGTACGTACATTGCCTGTAGTGATCACCTCTGTCGCTAGTTTCTTATGCCAAGCACCTATGCCTGAGTACTTAGTAGTAAACTGTTGATAGTATGCTGCCTCAGCAGGTGTGCGACCAAACCCAGACGCCCCGAAGAGCGGTGCAAATGTATGTGCCTTTGCGTCTTGGCGAGAGATGGTCTGTCCTGCCTCACTGATAACCTTAGCTGTGTAGCTGTGTACATCAAAGCCAGAGGCTACCTCATTTATGGCAGTCTTGTCCTGACTGAGAAATGCGGCAACCCTGAACTCTAACTGGGCAAAGTCAGCTTCTAATATCTCTCCACGATCCCAACGTGATATAAATACTTTCTTAACAGGAAACGTACCACCTCTGGGCATGTTCTGCATGTTAGGGTCAGCACCTGATAGTCTACCTGTACCTGTCCTATGCTGTAGCAATCGTACATGTAACATGCCATCTGGTTTTACATGAGTAGCTATGCCCCCAACGAAGCTGGATAGATAAGTATCCAGTGCTGACAGTCTACGTACTCGTTGTAAGAATGCCTCTGCGTCATGCATGCCACGGGATCTGGCAATACCCTCTAAGTATATGAGGTTGCCCTTACTGGTGCTGAAGCCATTGGCACTTGCCCACTTGTAGTCAGGCGCAATGAACTTTAACCCTGCAAAATCTTTTTTATTTGTATACAGAAACCCAGTGGAAGAACATGTTGGACACTTGTTTGTGTTCTTGTGTGGTGTGCCATCCTTACGTGTCTTACGTATCTGACCTGAGCCATAGCATTCGTTGCACCTCTCTGCCTTCTGCTTGTATAGTTTAGTAGTCAACCTGCGTATGTTATCTGTGTGTTGTGTATTAGACACACGATCATCATAAGCTTCAGCCCACGTAGGTTTGTCATTGACTTTACGGCTGTATATAATCCAAGACAATTGCTCTGGGCTGTTGAGATTGATAGGTCTGTCACCCATCAGCTCGTGTACCTGCTCTTCAAGCTTGACAGTCAGCTCTTGCTTCTCCTGCTCAAACTCTTTGCGTACCTCTTCCAGTACAGTCAGATCTACCTTGAACCCACGTTGATAGATACGAGCTAGGTGTACAGCTAACTGATTGGTCAGGCGTATTGTGTCTACTAATGTTCTACCTGTGCCATATGTATATTGTCTGTCCTGATGCCTAAACAACTGCTGTGTCGCATGCAGATCAGCAGACAGATACTCAGACAGTTCGTCATGTGGTATCTCAGATACATTGAGTCCTTGCTTGAAGTACTCTTTCAGAGTGTCCTGCTTCTTAGTGTGTAGCTGGTGTCGTTCAGCACAGGCTTCGAGAGACAGTGGTTCTTTCTGCCCACGCTGTAGTATGTACTCACCTAGCATGGTATCAAAGACCTCACCATTGTAAGTGAAGCCTGACTCCCACAGCCACATCAAATCGTGGGCGGCATTGTGGGCTACTAGAAGAGTAGCTCTATCAAGCCTGTCTTGTACTGTCTGTCTACCATTTAATGTGGGGGGATGCTCTGTGTGGTCAAACGTTATAATTTGCTCAAGTCCAGTACCATCTAGCATCCCCACCATAACCAATGTATTCTCAGGTTCGAATGGATCAAGGTGCATCTTGCCATTCCTTTTTATTACAGTGTTCTCTACGTCCAGTGTCAGTATCATATTGGGGTTCCTCTTTACTTATAGTATCCTTGGTTATCCTTTAACTGTTCTACATCATTCGTAGGTGAGGTGTCAAGGCCGTTAATTATTTTAATGGCGTCAGAAGGACTCATAAGAAACCATTCATTCATTCTTTCCTTGGCTACTTCAGCAGCTAACTTGTGTGCAGTTGATTCTGCTTTTCTCCTGTCAGTAAAGAAAACTTTGTGCAACAGCACGTAGTCTCTGAGTGGGCTGGATGTCTGGTAGCTATTCAGTCTGTCTTCCGCATCGACAGCCATGCCTATCTTTATCCACCCATCCCATGCTTTGTTTTCTATGGCATAGACTTCACCTTCTTTACTCTTATTATAATTTGACAGAGAGGCAAAAGCAGCATCACCAAATGATCGGTATCTCCCTGCTTTATATAAAGGGTGGTTGTTAGGTACATACTTACCATTAACATACATTCTTTTTGGATTCCATTTAGGGTTTGACTTAGAGTTCTTTAAATGCCAACATTTTTTACAAGTATTATTAATATTCTTGATGTACCTGTTTACACCCTCAACTAATTCTACATTACACATGTTACAATTTATCATGCTACATACCTCTCTAACTCATCTATCCTAACGTTGTAACAGTCCGCATGTGCTGTCCAATTATTCGACGGGTCAAAGTCACCCTTCTTTATATAGGTAGCCTTGTTATAGTATTCTTTTTTGTTTAACGAACCCAAGTACCAACCTACTGACTGATCCTTAAGTACCCTGACGAAAGCGTAGGCATCACAGTTTTGTTTTGTATTATAGTTAGCTACGCTACACTCGTAGTGAGGTAAAGGTTTGACGGTGGTTTGTTTAGTCTTTACATCTACCTTCACATCACCAACCGTAATGTCATAGTCATATGTGTTTTGCCATACTCCTTTTAATGCTTGTATAGCTATCTGTTCTCCTATAAATCCTGCAATGTTTCCTCTGCCCTTTAGTATGGAGTTGTTTAACTTTCCCATCTCAATAGACTTATCCGTTGCTAACTGTATCATCTCATCTGTTATCTTTACCTCAATCATGCTACGTACCTCGCTGTTTTATATTCTAATTGACAGTGGATAATCCCATGCCATCCTGATAATTTATTCTTAACTAAGTTGAGGTGACGCATAGTATCCTCTTCGTCCTGCCCCTCAACTGGTGGGTTCTTTGCAATCAGTATCATCAAGTCAGCCTCTGCCGCCTTACCTGTACGTGAGCCTTCCATCATAGCCTGATTGAGTACAACCTTATTCTCTGCATCAGCAGACAACTGCGACATGTAGAACATAGCACAACCATGTTGCTTGGCTATCTGTCTAGCATGTATGGCGTTAGCCTTCAGTGCCTCGTCAGTACGGCTGAAGCCACCAGTCCTAGCAAACTTATCACCCATGTCCAGTATAACTATGTCAGGCTTGTACGATTTACATACACTCTCTACCCATGACATGTCACGATTACTCGCATCGTATATCTTTATGTTCTCCTTGACTGATGCATACAAATCCCTTGCCTTGGCTGGGTTCTGCTTGATCTCTTGCATCGTCATACCTGTAGCGGCAGTTAGATACCTAGCACCAACACGGTGAGAACCTTCCTCGTTACACAGGATGATACACTTAGCACCCTGATGTGCAAAGCCTTTAGGCCCAGCAACCAGTGAAGCATGGAAGGATGTCTTACCTGTGTTAGGTCTAGCCCCTATCTCAATCAAGTGTCCATCATTCACACCCTCAAGCTTACGTGTAAGTGTGGAGATGTTGAATGTCCAACGTGCTTCGAGATCATTCTTAGACAGTAAAGTCTCAACGTCAATGTCATCCCATTGTACTTTTAGATCAGGTGTGAAGTCATCACCGTACTGTTCTAGTAGTATACGTAGTGGTTCAAGGCTTGTCTTGTCACCGTTTACGTAGTCAAAGCCTAGGTTGGCAATGTCCTCACCCACTATCTGTTGGAATAACTTAGACAGAACTTCCTGTGCTATGTCACTACCCAAGGGTGGCTTACCGTTTATCTGTGTGAACAGGGTACTGTATGCTTGCTTCTGTGCTGTAGTCATGGTCGGGTTGTTTGCCATGAACAGAGACTCTATCTCAGCAGGTGTAACGGTACGCTCGTACCTGTCCATTGCCGCATCTATAGCTTCCTTAATCTTTCGGACATCCTTGCTGAACAATCTGT